AACTGAGGTTATACTAATAACATTTTGTTCAGGTAAAAAGAATTCATAAAATGGTCTTACATCATTACTATTAATTACTTTTTTAAAAACTTTACTTGTACCATTAACTACAACCTCTCTTTTAGTTATTGTGTAATTTACAATTCTATTGTTGTCATCAAAGTTTGGTATTTTAGTTCTATTTGGAAAACCTTGACTATTATATTGTGTTGAGAAATCTATATCATCTTGGTTCTCAAATACTTGTCCTGCACCTATAAATTGTGAACCCGCTCTTATCACTCCTAAATATCTACTGTCTTCTTGGTCACCAAAAGCGGGTACTGTTATAGATACATCCAATAAAGATATTGAGGGTCTATTACCCGGTATTTTTAATCCGTATGTTCTAGCAATATTATATATTGAAGACTTTTGTTGTGCATATTGTAAAACTGTCTCTTGTATACTTCTATCAATATGATAGTGTAAATTGTCTCCGATGGCGGCGTTTAAATCTAAAAATACAGAAAAAACCGAAGCGTCGTTAAAATTATCTATTAAGTCAGGATAATACTGTCTTGTAAAATTTATAAGGTCTTCTCTTAAACCTTCAAAATCTCTTTCAGTATATGATATTTTTTTATTAGCCATATATCTTAAATATTAATTATAATAAAATCTCTACTTTCAAAAGTATTACTTTTAATAGAATAGTCTATTTTTACTTTAGCGGTATAGTCTTCAACACCCTCACCAGCAGTTCTAAATATGTCAAACATCTCATATTCTGTATCCATATCTTCTTCTGAATATGGTTTTATAGAAATATCATTTATTTGTAGGTTTGGTATGTATTTGTCTACCGCCACTTTTATGTCTGATTTTATAGCGTCAAATGTTTGTCCATCCATAGGCTCAAATATAAACTCGTATATTCTTGTACCAAAATCCGGTAAGTAATATCTACTACCCTTTCTGGTTAATATAAGGTGTAATAAGTCTGTTCTTATTTCTTGAGCGACAGTATCTGTAAGGGATAAGTATTTACCATCTATACTCTCCCTAAAAGGAAACTTTATACCATATGTTTTTTCAACTGCCATACAGATAAATATCTATATTTAATTTTTTTAAACTAAAAACCCGTCTATTTGACGGGTCTTAGTGTTATCCTTCACAAGCTACACATTGTAGGTCGTTTAAATTTAGTTTTTTTCTCGCAAATGCCTGTGCCGAATTCATAGAGTGTTGATAATAAAGTGTTTTCACTCCAAGACTCCAAGAATCTATTAAAAGTTTATTAACGTCTTTTGTGGGCATATCAGGTGATATCATTAAATTTAATGACTGTGATTGGTCTATATAATCTTGCCTGATAGTCGCTTGATTGATTATCGATGATTGATTTATTTCAGCAAATGTTCTAAAAATGTCTTTTTGCTCATCACTCAAGAAATCTAAGTGTTGTACAGAACCATCATTTTTCTTTATAGAATCCCAAACTTCTTTAGTGTCTTTACCTATCTCGTTTAGTAAGTTTTTAAGTATAGAATTTTTAATTGTTACTTTCATTTTAGCGACATCTTTAACGTAACAATTAGACCATATTGGTTCTATTGATTGTGACACTTGTCCAAGTATGAATGCAGATGATGTAGTGGGTGCAATCGCATTTAATGTTACATTTCTTCTACCATAACCTTTTAAATATTCAGGTTCACCATATTTTTTAGCCAATTTTTCAGAAGCTGAATATGACTTTTCTTTTATATGTTTAAAAACTTCAACATTTAATTTAGCACTGTCTTTGGTATCAAACGCTAATCCTTTAGATTGTAGTAATGAGTGCCATCCTAAAACTCCTAAACCTAAAGCTCTTTGTCTTTTTGCGAAATTATATGACTTTTCAAGATATAAAAAAGCCCTTTTACCCTCAATAGTTTTATTATCTCTTAAATCTTCAATTTTAGTTAAAAATTCAGTAACAACCGCATCCAAGAAGTATGTCATAACCTCAACTGCGTCTGTATCTTTCCAATCATCATAATGTAGTAAATTCATAGAGGATAAGACACAAACAAAAGACTCTTCCTCTGAGTTATGTAAAGCAATTTCAGAACATAAATTAGAATTATAAATTTTAGCCCCTTTGTCTCTATAAACCTCAGGTGATTTATTATTCATTGTATCTGTAAACATAATGTACGGGTAACCTATTTCTCCTCTTCGTTGAATTACTTTAGCCCATATCGCTCTTTTGTCATCGTCACCCGCAATCATTTTTTCCATAAAATCATCTGTAACTGTAACTGCATGTGTTAGGTCCTGTATTGGAAACCCTTCAGTTCCTATCTCAAGAAATTCCATAATATCTGGATGTTCTGCAGGTAAATACGGTGAGAATCTCCCTCTTCTTGTTGAGCCTTGTGATATATTATCTACTACACTTTCAAATAGATTCATGAAATGTACTGCACCCGGAGCGTGTCCATTGTCTGTAATCTCAGCTCCTCTACCTCTAATATTACCAAAGTAACCTGAAGTACCTCCACCCATTTTACTCATCTCACCAACTTCAGCTTGTGTATGTAAAATAGATTCTATATTATCTCCTATATTAGAACCAAAACAACTTACAGGTAGTCCTCTTTTTTTACCAAAATTTGCCCAAACGGGTGAAGATAACGAGTACCATCCATTACCCATATATGTGTAAAATTTTTCAGCAAAACCTTCAATACATAGTATTTTTTCGGCATGCTCTGCAATTGTTTTTATTCTTTCTAAAGGGTTTTCACCTTCACTTAAATAACCTCTATTAAGAAATGTTATTGATTCTTCATTTATCCAATCAAATGGTTTTTTTTCTTTCATTGTATATGTTTTTATTATTAAAATAAGTCGTTAGATGTGATTGATTTTGATTTTTTACTATAATTAATACTTCTTTTGTTAAAGAAATCCGTGTGTTTTGTTGTTAATATTTCATCATCAAACCATTCAGTAGTTTCTAATAAAGTATCGTTAACGTCAAATATACTGTCAATCCCTATTGAGTTTAATGATAAATTAAATCTGTTTTTTATAAACTCCATTGTTTGTTTTTTAGTTAGGAACTCTAAGTCTCCTTTCTCAAAAATCCAATTAATGATTTCAATCTCAGCCTCATAGGCTTCTTTAGTAGCTAAAATTAAATCATAAACTAACTCTTCAGTCCACCAATCCGGATTTTCTTTTTTGATTAGATTAACCAAATCAAACCCAAATTCTGCGTGTATATTTTCTTCTTTTGAGGTTGCTTCAACGGCATTACTTATACCTTTAAGTTTATTTTTATGTTTATTAAAAGACATTATAACTAAAAACTGTGAAAACAATGAAACATTTTCAACAAACATAGAGAACAAAACTATAGACTCAAAGTAGTCTTTATTTTCAACTGATTTTGAGGTTGAAATTGATTTTTCTAAGTATTTTATCCTTCTTCTAATTGCAGGTATTTCTAATAGTTTTTCGAATTGGTTGTTTAAACCTAATAACTGTACTAGGTGTGAGTACGCGTCGGCATGTCTGACTTCAGATTCTGCGAATGTTGCTCCGACATTACCAATTTCAGGTTTAGGCATTCTTTTGTAAATGTCTCCCCAAAATGTCTTTACGGCAACTTCTATCTGTGATATCGCTAACATAGCCCTTTCAACTGCAGACTTTTCTTCTGTAGTTAAATGAACTTTATAATCTTGTATATCTGAAGTAAAATTAAATTCAGTGTGAACCCAATAAGAATGTCTTATAGCGTCTACGTATTCATTTAAATTTGGGTATTCATATGGTTTTAGATTTATCCTCTTAGAGAATATATTTGGCATGTTGTTAGAACGGTAAATAATATACTCTTTAGCAACTAAATTTAACCCATTATCCATGAGTTTATTTTCCACCATATCATGTATTTCATCTACGTGTGGAACTTTATCTTTATGATTTCTAAAAATAGCCTTTGTTGTAATTCTGGCAATTTTTTCTGCCATTTCTTCATCAATATTTCCAACACTATTCATAGCCTTTAGTACCGCCTTTTCAATTTTATCGACCATATAAGGTACTTTATTTCCACTTCTTTTTACGACAAAACGCATGTCATTATCCACTTTAGTTGTTAAATTCTCCATTATTTACGATTTAAAATTATAATTTATCCTCCTTTTGTTTTCTTTTGTTAAGGAGTTCTTTAATTCTTTCCTTATTTCTTTCTTCTTTTTTTTCTTCAAGACCAAGGAACGTTACACTCTGTTCAGTATCTATCACCAACATCTCATTATCAAACTTACAATTTTCGAATACTATACCATCTTTTCCAATACGAGACTTAGTAATTGCTATTGTTGCGAGATTCATTTCTTTTTGTTGTAAAGACTTAGCTACCGATATGATTACATGACCTACTTGGGCCTTTTTAATTGAACCACCCATTTGGTCTGTAGTAACAACATCAGAGGATATAGAACTTCTATTTCCTTGTGTTGCTGTCCAACCTACTAAATTTAGTTCATGGCACATAGCTTCGAATCCTCTCATGACGGAACCTTCACTTTTCCATTCGTCACCTAAATTTTTATCGGGTACAATACAATCAATATAATCTAACACCACCATGTCTATTTTATTACCTTCAGCCATCATTTTACGAATTTGATTTTTTATCTGATTCATGGTTAACGTATCTGATGGTAATTTTTTTAGGATTAGTTTATTACTGGTGTTTTCCCTTATATCTTTAACTTTTTCTAAAACTTTGTCTTTATGTATAGACAATAAATCGGGAGCTATTTCAGTCCAAAGAGTAAAATGTTTTCTTTGTATAATTTTAGGATTATCCTCAAAAAAAACTTGAAGTATGTTATATCCCAAATTAAATGCGTGGTTAGAAATTTTAGTTAGGAGGGTAGATTTTCCAACTCCCGTAGGTGCCAAAATAACTCCTATTTCTCCTTTCGCCATACCTCCTTTCAAAAGGTTGTCAATACCTGGTATACCCATGGGTATTGGATGTCTAAAATCTTCTTCTAAAACATCGTCTAAGTTAGCAAACACATCTGCAGTTCCGGTGTCTATCTCACCAACTTGTAATGCTTCTCTAACCATTTCCTCCAAATGGTCATAAGATTCAAAGTCACCTTTATCAATAATTTTTTGTGCTCTTCCCATGACTTTTTGAAGTTCCTGTTGTTTACAGAACTTTAAAGCCTTCTCTTGTACAAAAGTATTCCCTTCTTCAGGTGATTCTTTAATCTGTTCAACAGTATCTAAAGTCATTTTTTGAGCCATCGGTGAGGTCAACTCGGACTTAATTAACTGTTCTAGTGTGTTATATGAAGGTGTGTGTTCATACTTTTGATAGTACTCTTTGATTATTTGCATAATCAACTTAAAGTACTGATTATCAAAGTATTTAGATTCAATAACATCTACAATAGAAGAAGCAAAATCTTTGTATACAATAATATTATTAATAAGTTGTATCTGAAATGTATTACCTAAATACCCAAAATTTTTTTCCTTCGACATATTTTATAATTATAATAGAGTGTCTAAATAAATATACTCAATTTAGTGTATATTCTTGATAATCGTATGTCAATTTGTCATTTGAAAAAGCGTCACTTAAACTCTTTAAAACTGACTTTAGATGAGGTCTAACATCTACAGTATATCTTATTTTAGGTGGGTACAATTTACCATCCCAAATCCTATGATATAAAACATTATCATCTTTCTTTATAAAGATGTTAAAATACTCATCACCGTCAGTCATAGAAGTTTCAAGTATACCTGAATCTTCATATATCTGAAACTTATTGTCTAACATGTAAACAAGAGTTTTCATTTTTAAGTCATGGTGAATATCTATTTCTATGTTTTTTACAACATCTGTAAGTTCTAAACTTTTGTGAGCTTGTTCATTATAATTTTTTACATTAAAAAATCTCTGTACTATAATGTTGTCATTCAATGTCAACAAGAATTCCATCTTTGTCATGTCTATCCTATCTTTCTTCATAATTTAATTTTTAAAGTTATTTTTTTGTTTTTTTAAATCTTCTTTTTTCTTTTCTTGTTAGTTTCATAAAGGGTGTTAGAAAATACACCCAAGCGTTATCTGTTTTTGGTAAATATTTGAATAATCCATCATCTATCATCATTCTCATTAGGTTTTGATATCCCCTTCCCTCAGGGTCTATATCTTCTTCATAGTAAAGTTGGACAAGTTCCTTTGCTTCTTCTGTTAATAAGGGTTGTGAGAGGTCTACGAGTTGTTTGTTAATATCATAAAACTCTTCCCCATATACCCCTCTCTTTGTCTTTCCTGATAGTAAGTTTTGTAATGCTCTGTTGTCTTTATCATTCTCGTGTAATTTTTCACCTTTTTGTAAAATATCGTTAACAGAAACTACAGAGTCAATTATCTCAGGGAAAAGTTTTAAGAAAGTCTTTTCACCAAAGTAATAGATACCATCAATATTATCTGATTTATCTCCAGATATAATCTTAAAGGTACTAACATTTTGGTGAGGGATATAGATGTCCTTTAATTTAACTTTATCTCCAAACTTAATCATTTCTTTCTGAGACGGAGAGTAGACCTGCACAGACTCTGAAATGAGTTGTGTGAGGTCTTTATCCGCAGAGAATATGGTTTTGTGTTCGTCTAAAGAGATTTGACAATAGTAGGCAATCATATCATCAGACTCGTTACCATCTACCACCACCTGACGAATAAACATCTCCTCAAGGTATTGTTTAACTCTACCCATCTGCCAATCATATGATTGTTTT